ATCTATATCTTAATATATTATTATTTAGTTGATGTTGTCTCCACCAGCATTTGTGCCAGTGCCCTTAAATGCTTCCCACCACTGAACTTGCATTTCTACAGTAAACTCCTGAATGGTGTCGCTGCTTTCATAAGAAAGATCAATTGGAGAAACATTAGTTGGAAACAGATCATAGAAACGATATGCTCTCAGAGTAGATCCATCACGATCTAACTGATAAACAAACGCATCTGCTTGATAAGATACTGGGTTGGTTAGACCAGTGTTATCGGATAAACGATTGATTTTATTCATCCAATTTTCAAATGCCGAACGAATAGTGAAATCAGTGTCATTGATTACGGTAATCGTCCAACTATCAAAAGTTCTGTCTCCAGCAACTTTGATAGTTCTTCCTCTGAAGGGAACATCAATCGGTGCAATATTTGATCCTGGAAGAGCAGCTGTCTTAATTAAGAATCTAGATTTATCTAGAACTGCAGCATCAACTGGAACTTCAGATGGGAAAGAAAGAACAACTTCAAAGAGGTTAGGTCTAGCTCCCCCTCCAGTTAATTTAGCTTTAAAATCCTGAATCTTCCTTAGTGGTGGTGGATTTAATTGATTTCTGGTTGCCATAGCTTTAAACCTCTAGGTTAATTAAACGGTTCCGATAACTTCTTCAAATGAAACGCCAGTTCTGGTGGCGACGAAGGTAAGACCAATAAAGTTAATCGATCTGGTCGGTTTAATATAAATGTCGGCAATAAATTCATTATTGTCGATAACAGATGCTGTGTTGTTAGTTTCATCACAAATCACAACGAAGTCAAAAATACCTCTCTTAGATTGAACATCGCGGAGGAAAGGTTCAACTATATTTACAAAATTTGTTCTTGTAACTTCGTCGTTAAATTCGAATAATTGATCTTTTGCTGCGTTTGAAATAGATTCTTCAAGATAGATAAAGAGTCTGCGAACATTAATTCTATCAAATGCTGAAGTTTTTTCTAGAGCAGTTTTATCACCAAATAAAACAAATCCAGCTCCAGGAGAGAAGATGATTGGATTGATTCTATTTGAATAAAGTCTATCTCTTTGAGATTTCGTTGGATTGTATGCCAACTTAACTGCATTTAAAATTACACCTCTAGTTGTACCAGCAGGTGAATACCATGGGAATGAATTAATATCAGTTCTTACGCAAGTTCCGGCAATATCACCATTTAGCGGGATATATCTAAAAGTGTCAGAAAATCTATCATACATGTACTTATATCCAGAATCAAATACTGCATATGATGTAGCATCTAATGCAGAATAGAATCCAATAAGATTTTCTGTAATCTCTGCTGGAGAACTAATGACGGTAGATCCAGTGCCAGAATCAACAATCATTGATCCGCGATATGGGGAAATAAATGCGATTGAATTTTTTCTAGAAGATGCTACTGCCATTAATTTTTTGGCAAGAGCTTGTGCCTGCTCTTTTGGATATGCAACAGATCCCATTAGTAAGAAATCTACGCTAACATCCTCAGCACTTTCAAATATTGCATAACCATCAGATAAATCGCCAATATTTGATGTTAAAGAACCATTTGCGGTGATGTCAGTACCACCATCATAATTTGTCCCTTTTGTTAATACTAATGTTTGGGATCCTGCCGCAGCAAAGGTAACATTTTCGGCAGGTTGATCCCAACCACTATCAGAATCTAGAGTAAAACTAGTTGCGTTTGAATATCCAGTAGTTACAACTCCAACAGGAGCAGAACCTCCAAAAATATACTGGGAGTTTGATGCAAGATATCTTCTCCAGTAAGATGGGCTTCCAAAGGAGAACTCTGCATTGGAAGCTTTTGATAAACCTAAGTGCTTTTCTAGAATTGTTCCCGAATTTCCACTAATAGATCCATTGTCATCAATAACAACAATGTGTATCTCATCAAATCTAGACCCCCTACTTACTCCATAATTAGTAGTTGATGGTCTTTCGGAAATGTTATCCCAATCTAAAACAATACCTGATTGTGGAAGAGTGATAGTTTGCTCTTTAAACCAGTCAATACCTGCAGTATATGCAGTTGTAATAAATGCTGTTGAAGATCCATTTGTATGAATTGCTACTGATCCAGTATTACTGAATGAGAACAATCCATTTTCTTGGTATGCGACATTATTAATAGTTCCGGAATTAGTAACGTGATGTAATACCTTTACTGATATTGAAGAAGCGTTGATCTCAGTAATGATTCCTTCCAGATATCCATCAACAATAGATGTTGTTCCAATTCCTGCAGAAGTTCTACCAGCAACTGACTGAGTAATTCCATACCCTACTGCAATAGAAGTGGTAGCAATTCCACTTAAAATTTGATCTGCCTTTGAGTCAATAACAGCAACTACTAAATTATTTGACCATGATCCTGGATTTTTGGCACAAAAAGTTACATTTGGAATTGTATTTTCACCATATCCCTTATCATTATAATCCTCAACACTTTCAATTATAATTGAAGATGCTGCTCCCACCATACCATTTTTTAGATTAATATCACCAGATCTAACAACTCTGAGAGTTCCACCATACGATAAAAATGATGAAGCTACGAACCAACTCTCATAATGCTTGTCGTTCGCATGTGGAACGCCAAAAACTTGAACTAAATCCTTTTCATTTTCAATTAATGTTGGTACATTAACTGGCCCCTTTTCGAAGGGTGCAACTATCCCGGCAAATTTGTTGGTGGTTGACTCAACTCTACCTACTGTTAAGTCAACCTCTCTTACTACAATTCCAGGAGATGCTAAATTTAGTGGCATCTTATTCTCCTCGTTAAATCCAGAATTCTTCTAGAAGTATTTATAAATTCCACCTCTTCACAAAGACTATCTATAATCCCACATATATGAACGATCTCCGTATTCATCTACATTCCAAATTTCCGCAGACTGAAGTTGATTTTCTGCAGTTGCAAATAACCATCTATCGCCAGTTTGAACATCTACTGTTATTTCCATATCATCTAATCCATCAATAACAAATCCAAATGGAGACATATCTTGCTCTATTTGATTTCTCTGTTCTTCATAAATTCTTTTACGGACATCATTATCCGTCATTTCTTTAAAGTAATCTTGAGCAACTAACCAAGAAAAAATGACAAGACACATTGCAAGATCATCATTACATCCTTCTTCAGCCTCAAACGAATTGTGTTTTTGAATGAATGTTGTGAGCTCACTAATAATATCGTAGTCATTAACAATTAATTTATCATCTTCTATTAGTGTCCTTAAATTTGAGCATCCCAATTTTTTAACTGCAGAAGTCATTCTGACTCCAAGTTGCGATTTTTTACCACTAAATCCAGATCCAACAATTTGACCAGCACGACCTCTCATAGAGCACATTAAAATATTATCATATTCCAAATCAAAATGTAGAATACTTGCAACTTGATCTCCAATATCATTAACCTCAATTAATAACCAAGCATCATTATACCCCTTTGCAACATCGTTAATGATGCTTGGGAATAGCATAGGTTTTATTTCATTATTTCTATATTTTGCCACTTGTTTATATGGAAATTGTGTTATATCGAATACTATAAATGCTGAATAGTCATTTCCAATTCCACGCGCAACGTCGACCGTAATTAAGTAATTATGCTCCTCTACTGGTTTTTCATATACATCTAAACCTTTGTTTCTTTTTATCGGATCTTCATAGGTTAATGTTTTTAATTTTGATGGATTGATGAGAGTATCAACAGATCCTAAAAATTCGCACTCAAATTCAACTTTAAACTGTTGTTCTGAAGTGTTGGCAATTGTTTGCGCCTTCCATTTCTCATCCCTACCAGGAACTTCTGACCAGTGAACATCTGTAGGGACGTATTCATTTTTACCTCTTTCAGAATCATGCCACATTCGGTAGAAATGATTCATACCGCGTGGAGTAGAAACAATAATTACTTTTGTAGATTGACCTGAGGAAATTGTTGGATAAACCGATGCAAAAAAGTCATCCGCAATATGATTGGGAATGAATGCAAATTCGTCCAAAAATATAACGTTATAAGATCCACCTCGAACAGCGGATGATGAAGTTGAGTTTGATGAAATTTTTGATCCATTCTCTAATTCTAAAGATCCTTTATTCCAAGATATGATACCCTGTTGCATCCACTTAGGTAGATTCTCATATGCAAGTTGCAATCTCCCAAGAAGGTCTCTTGCAGTAGACGCCTTGTTTGCCAGAATTGCAATATTTACGTTATCGTTAAAAACTGCATAATGTAACAAATACGAAACGCAAGTTGTAGATTTGCCAGTCTGCCTAGGCATTTTGCAAATGTTAAATCTATTCTCATGGAAATTTCTTACAAGTTTCTCTTGAAATGGATACATTTCAAATGGAACTAGACCATGATCCAAAGAAACAATTTTAATATAATTCTTTGCAAAATATACAGGATCATTTTTACATTTCAAGAACTCAATAATTTGTTCTTGAGTAAATTGAATTTGCGTATTCGCCTTCTTTAAATTAGGATTGCCTAAGTATATACTATCAGACATAAATTAATAAAAACAAATTACCACTTAACTTTATTAGCCCAATAGGCAGCACTCATCTTACCTTTTGCAATATTTTTGGCGTGTCTTGTTTGAAATCTCTTACGACGATTTGCATATTCTTCAGATTCTCCTTTTTTCTTTGGAGATCCTTTTACTCCTCTCTGCCCAAAGCGGATAAGTTTTTCCTTTCCGCCTTCACAAGCTTTTACAATGTGAGATTTACCCGTGAGTGAATCACCCACGGGATCGGACTTTGGGGAGTTGCACTTCATTTTAGACTTGTCAAGCGCCTCTTGCATAAACTCACCAAAGGTTTTTAGATTTGTAGAATCTGCAAGTGGTAATTGAATTCCTGTAAGTTTTTTTCTGGCAACATCTGCACCTTGCTGCCCAGATGTTGCTCTCTTTAATAGTTTATCTTGTCGTATTGCCTTTCTTGTGTCTGAGGAAGTGTGTCCAATTTCAAAGCTAATGTTTTCTTCCATGGAACCGTGAACATCGTGCTCACCACTGTCAATATAATCTGCTGCAGCATCCAGATAGTCCGCTGCTCTAGTAATTTTTGATTGAACCCATGCTTCAATATTTCCTTCACCGTTTAGTTTTCTGCGAAGTCTTTTTGCTGCGGAAACAATAATAGAGAGTTCTGAACGAGCCATAGAATGCTCATGATCTGGCTGTTTTTCCTCATTTGCTGGATGAATTTGTGCAATATCATATTTCATTTGATTTGTAGTCAGCATTGATGGAGTTGAATACATTGCCCAAAACTTAGGTCCATATTTACATTCTGACTGAGTTTCATCTTTTTTGCATTTTGGACAATACCTCTTTTCACCTTCAGAAATTGGTCCATACCAGTCCGGTAAGGCATTATGACCAGTTTGTTCTTTTACTGGCACACAATTTGGAACTATTTTTTTTCCTTTCTTTTTCATACCTACTTGTTTATATCCATCCCAACAATCTTCTGATTTTGTTCCCCAATTAGAAGCTCCAACTTTACGGCATTTAACCAGTGCTCCTGACGCATATGCACTAGGCCAAACATCATATCTTGATTTTACTTTAGTGTAGCAAGCATCTTTTTTGCCGCTACCCTTACTCGGTTTGTCCTTTTCTTCATTCATTTTCTTTTCTCTGTCAGTAGAAACGTAAGTTGGTTTTGCCGCTCCAGATTTTTTTTGTTGTTCTGGATCTGCTGACTTTTTTCTTCTGGATGCAGAAAGTCTTTCTGCTTTTGTCATACTTGCTCTTTTGGATGAAGAAACACATTTAGGAGTTCCTTCTCCAGGTTCATCACTCGCACAAGTTCCACCAGTTACAACATTTACCCATCCAGGTTTTCCTTCTTTTGAACGAGAACCTTTAAACCAATGATGAAGATTTCCTTCTTTTAAATCTTTGATCCAATCATCTGGAGTTTTTTTGTGCTTTTTGACAAAATCATTATGTAATTCTTTTGCAGTTACATTATATATTTTCATAATTTTTCTCATTAACTTATCAATTGATTCGTATGAGGTATTTTTAAGATCTTTTAAATCTTTTTCAAGACGAGTAACAGCAGATGAATTCATTTAATACCAGATTCTTCTGTATTATTTAGAAATCCTTGCTTTAACAATTTAGAAAGTTCTGATGTTGATCCAACAAATAAAGCATTATTGGTAACATTATTAGTCGTTTTAACAGAAGTATCTTCAACATCTTTTAATTTTTTTTGCAAATCAATTAACTTATCAGTTGTGTCCGCAACATTTTTAATAAGTTGACCTGCCACTTCATAAGCTCTTGGACTTCCCCCTTCTCCAGCAAGTTCCATAATTCCGTTAATTGCTTCCTGTCCCTTTTCAATCAAGGAATACAAGTTTGCTCTAGTATATTCATAATCCTTTTTTATATCATTTGAAATACTTTTATCTTCAATTGGATCTTTAAATGCAGATTCTCCCAATTCTATCGTAGAACTTTCTACAATAGAGCTGGAAATATTAAGTGCCTCATCAATGCTATCAAAATTATTCATATATTTTTAATGTTATACGTCTTGTTGTAAAGTTGGACTATATGTTCTCGAATCTGAGAATATTTCTAAGGTCTCATTAAATCCAAAGTCGTCATCCGGATCAGAATCTACTGGATCGGGAATAACTGTATATCTCATCTCCCTCTTAGCTGTTTGAATATCTGTGCTAGAATGGTAATCGACCTGAACTTTACGGATAAGACCATCAGTTGTATCTGCAATAGGTCCAAATAGTTGTGTTTTAGCAGTAAATTGAAATGTATAAATTAGTGCCCTTCGTGTCGAAAAATCTCCCTCATAGTCATCTTGAAATGAGACTGAATTTAGCACTATTGGTATATCTCTCTTTTCTCCTATAGAATCTATCAAATCAATTGTTACATTAAATGATGGTTGGAAAAATGGTAAAATTTGCTCTACTATCTGTAATGCATCATCATTAAGTTTAGCAAGAACATTTAATTCAAATCCAATATTATATGGAACTGGTAAAAATACTTTTTTTAGGTTATTTCCATCCAATGCTTTGAAAGTCTGAGTTACTCCAGTTTTTCTAGTACTATCATATTGAATTGAATTCATTTCAAATGACATTCTTGGCAGTGTTATTTGAACTGGTTGATTTAGTTCCGGTTGTTGCCTTATTCTTGCCAAAAATTTCTGAGAAGGACCATATGATAAGGGAACTTTCAGATCACTAATTACATTATTTTCAGAATCTTTATGTTTGATATGGATATCATTAAATAAATTTCCGAAAGATACAATCGTCTTCCTTATAATCTGGTGATAGTAATAATTTCCTAACATTAGTAAATACCAAATGGATTTGATTCTGTAAAGTCTACAATAAGATCTGCTTGATCTTGGAATTCTTGGTTTTGTTCATATTTATCATATGTAGGTTGAGTTATTACCTTAGAGAAACTATAAGATGCTGCTGATGTAGATCCTACTATTAATTCTCCTGAATAGAATTGGCCACTAGAAATTCCAACCTTTAATATATTAGTATCCTTATCCCAGTTTTTAACTCTTGCAACAGTATTAGATCTACTTCCAGTTACCTTTTCATTATACCAATAAGTTCCTACTCCAGAATAACTTGGTGGTAGATCTATAATTATATTTGGAGATCCAATATAACCTAAACCAGCATCTTGTATTAAAATTTGTGTTATCGTACCTGCAGCACTTACTATTGGTTTAATTTGTGCCGAATTTAATGGACTTAATGCTGGCAATGGTACCAAAATGTTAGGAGCAGTAGAGTAACCAACTCCACCATCTGTGATGTTAATTTTTGTTATGCCAAAATAATTAGTTATGATTCCGCAAGTTGCTGCTGCCCCTATACCAGAACCACCAATCAGAGAAATTGTTGGTGGAGTAGTGTATCCAGCTCCAGCATTTGACAATAAAACTTCCTTTACGGAATAAACTCCACCTCGATAAGTTGTTATTGCGACCGCAGTAGCATTAATTCCACCATCTGGAGCTGGAGATATTTGAACGGTTGGTGGTGTTCTATATCCATATCCATCATTAGTTAAAAATACTTTTCTAATATATCCACTGGATAATGATAGCGTTGCTGCTGCCCTTGATCCAGTTGAAAAGAGTTGTAAAGAAATAATATTTCCAATATTTTCGATAGTTTTATCAATTTCATCAATAGATGTGTTAATAACCTCATCTTCATATTCAAATAATTCACATTTTAGTTCATAAACATATAATTTTCCTAGTTGATAGAACGGTTGTTCGTGCTCTACAAATTTAACTTCGAACAATCTTTGTCCAAGAGGAAAATAGATTAAATCTCCTTCTCTAGGACGAGTTGCAACTTCTATTTCATCTTCATCCATTGAATTTAAAAATGGAGAAATAAAATCTTCAAATCTTTCTCTTGAGATAACTAAAGTTAATTCATCTCTTAAACTCATTCCAAATTTTGTTAAAATATCTCCAGATCCAGCATGTCCCTCATAGGTATTCACATACGCTTCCAATAAAAAATTATCATCAAATGCTGAAGAAGTAACTTCTTCGATGATTGTTTCTTTTCTAACAAATTTTCTTGGAATATACGTTACTTCTACGCCATATATTCTAAGTTGCTCATTAATTAATTCTTGTACTAGCCTTTGTTCTCCGGGAGAACCTTGTAAAAAAAATGGGTTAAGTGCCATTATTATCCAATAAAATCGTAAGGTGGGAGTTCGTATTCCAGAGTCATTCTTTGTTTAATATCTTCCAATTCTTTTTCTGCATCCTCATATATTTCTCTACCATTCAACTCAATTCCTCCAGGCAACTTAACTCCTCTAAATTTAATTAAATTCTGACCCCATTGCTTCTTGATCAGTGCAGTTAAATATTTTTTAATAAAACTATCGTTATATACTTTTGTAAAATCATTTGGGTCTAAAATTCTATAGCAATCTATAACTATAAACTTTCCTACGTTTTGAGCACCCCAATCAATATCAAGATAAAGTCTATTCTGCCTCTTATTGAATCTTACTTGTTTATCTGTTGTCAACAGAAAATCAATATCTTCAAGATATGATTTTGTCATTGCATATTGCAACAAATTAATGGAATTAAAGTAATATAAGTCATTTAAAAATAATTGATATTTAATACTGAACATACCTCCTGATATAGAACTAGTATCAAATTTAAATATTTTTTCTATCCCAATAACTGAATCTGGAACTTGAATATAATTAGAAGATTCGTAAAAATCAAAAGATAAATTTGTATTGGATGTTCCCGTTGTAGTTACAATACCAACACCATTTTCTCCCTTTCCTCTACCTCTATCAATATCTTCTTGTGTAATTTGATATTTCAAGTACATTCTCTCAACACCATCAAAATGCCTCTCGTGGAAGTATTGAAGGGCATCGTCGACTAGATCATCAATTTGATCATCATCAACGTTAATCTCCAGTACAGGGGCACCTAGACGCCTTAAACAATAATCTACAAGTTCTTGACGTGTTGATGGTTTTGACATTTATTCTTCCCAAGAATCTGACTTTTCTACAACAGATTTTTTAGATTTTACCCCCTTTAATTTTTCAATTTCATTAGTCAGTTCATTTACTTTGTTTGACAATGATTCAATAATCTGATTAGATGTTATAATCCTAGATTCTAATGCGATTGTTTGAGTAAACAAATCACTACTTTTTTGTTGATAAATTGTCAATAAATTTTTATAATCTACTTCATTCATAATTTTAGGTTAATAAAAAAGGTGAGAATAATCTCACCTATATTTATACTGTACTTATATTGAGCAATAGATTAGAAGGTTCCACCGTCAACTGTAATATTTTCAAGAATTCTAACTCCAGCAGAACAGTTAATTACTTGTGATTGACCGGCACAATCATTTACCCAAAGAGCTCCGATTTCAATTGGTGCCCATACTGCAGTTGTAGTATAACGTTATTAACTATGCTAACATCTGAAGCAATTCCAATCCTTCCGGTCGAATCATCCCAGAATACTGCAGATTTTTTGGCGGAAGTTGTATAGTAGTTGAAAAGAACACCAACATCAATATTGGCGTCACTTGTTGGAGGAACTAGAGATCCACCGCTATTGATTAAACCAAGGTCAATTAAATTATCTTCTACCTTTAGTTCTGTAGTATTTACAATAGTTTGAGATCCTAAAACTGTAAGATCTCCAGTAACAGTAAGACTACTTGCAACGCTTACATTTCCGGTAGAACTATTGATAGTAATAGCAGGAGTTCCATCTGCAGCTCTTACTGCTCCAGTATCAACAACTGCAACATCAAGAGTATCGGTGCTTGGGTTATATGAAATACCACCATCAACTCTTAGAGTTTCTCCAGTTGTTGATCCTGAGTTGGAAACAAATGGAATATAGTATGTTGCATCTGTTGAGGTTGCAGTAGTATCAATAGTAGTTGCTCTGGTTGCAGTAGATGCAGTTCCGGTAATGTTCCCAGAAACAGTTAAATTTCCTCCAACTACTACGGAAGAACCATCATCCGTAATAATGCTGTTTACTAATTGTGTATTTGTAGCATCCCACTTTTGTAATGTATTTGCAGATAAAGATGCAGCATTCTTAAATGCAACAGCATCCGAAGTAATTGTGATACCTGCGCCAGTTATAACTGATAATGTATGAGCGATTCCTTCTCCTGATGTCGCTCCAACAGAAAATAGACCATCACCAGCAGTTACACTTCCAACATAGTCTCCAGAAGTATAAGTTCCGAGAGTAATTGAATTTGGAGCGATTGTTGCTGCAAGAGCGACAGGACCGGTACCATTAAATGAAATAGTATCTGCAGTTATAAAACTACCAGTGATACTAAAGTTTTGTGCGTTCTGAAGAGCAGTTGCGGTTGAAATTGTACCAACAACAGGCTCAAGGAAAGTTGCTGTAGAAGCAACAGTTAAAATATCGCTGCTTGCATTACCAATATTTACATTACCTTGGAAAGTTGAAATTCCGGTAACATTTAATGATGTAAAATCATTAGGCTCTAATGCTAAAAGACTTTCTAGAGTTTGTCTTGTTGTTGCATCAACCGTCTGAATACCTGCAAGAGTGATTCCGGCTCCATCGTCATAAAGAACTCTTGTAGAATCAATATAAAAATTTGTCGCAGTTGCAAAACCAATGGTAGAATTATCCGATGATAAAACATTGGTATCTACAAGTGTGAAGTATCCATCCGATGGAGTCGAAGCGCCGATAGTTGTTCCATCAATACTTCCACCATTAATATCTACAGTTGAAAATGTAGATACTCCAATAAAATTAGAAGTTGCAGTTACGCTTAAACTTCCATCAATTGTAGTTATTCCGGAAAGGGTAACATCGGAAAAACTAGCACCCGATCCTGTAACATTTTCCCAACTAAGAGTTCCATTCGAGGCAACTTTTAGGAAATATCCATCAGTAATCGTTCCCGGTAAAGTGTAAGTTACAATTCCGGATAAAGAGTCTGGCGATTTTAGACTAACATAACTAGTCCCGTTTGAAGTTCCTTCAACAAGATTGATTGAACTTCCTGTTGATGATGTTTCTTTTGTCCAATAGCGATGGGATCCAAAAAATTTATTATTATTTGTAGTACTATCGATACCTACATATAAATCAAAAGTATCGGTGGTGAGTGCGGGTTCGCCTGCCCTTAAACCTGGCAGATTGGTAAAGGCACCTCTTTTAAACTGAATTACTGGAGAGGCCATTTTTTGTTTTTATTACTTAATAAC